ACGGGGATGTTTTTGATTTTTCCCCGCTGGTTGACGGGGATATATTGGGTGAATTCGATGATCACGGTCATCTGATAGGTGGTCTGGAAATTCATCCCCTTATTTCTGGTCCGGTGCGCCGCGAAAACGGGCATATCGAATTATCGATTTTTGTTCCTGTTTCCGGCCCATTGATTGATTGGAACCCGGTTATTCTGAACGATGTACCGAATGGGCCGGTTGAAACCTCGATATTTACGCTGGAGTCCGATCATGTGGAAAGCTGACCGATCGCAAGCCAGCACCGCCGAAGGGCGCGCGGCTGACAATCTAAATAAGGCATGGATATCGCTTCGCGCAGAGCGAGATCGCCGACTGGCGTCAACCGATTGGACGCAGATTAACGATGCGCCGGTTGACGCTTCATCGTGGGCGGTTTATCGCCAATCATTGCGCGACCTGCCCGGCATGACAGATGATCCCCGAAACCCGATCTGGCCGAAGGAACCCGCATAAATGCACAAATCCATCCCACTCACTGCCGCGCATATCCTGAAATTCATCTATCGCACCGAGACCGGGCACGACGCGCCAGAATGCTATGAGGTCGTTTTCGGCCACAAGCAGGCCAAACTATCCAAGCCTCTGACCCGCATGACTTTCGATGAAGTTGTCGCAGGTGGTCCGGCGCGTACCAAGCAATTCGGATCTTCGGCGGCTGGTGCGGCACAGTTCATGCGCGACACGCTCGACGCACCGAAAACGAGCGCCGATCTTAAGGGTCAACTCGGCCTGACAGGCGATGAATTGTTCGATGCTGATTTGCAGGACCGCATGGCGTTTCATCTGCTGAAACGTCGCGGCTATGACAAATTCATGGCCGGATCAATTGGGGTTGTCGCATTCGCCAAGGGTCTCGCGCAGGAATGGGCGTCGTTTCCCGTTCTCCAGTCGGTCAAGGGTGCGCATCGCCAGGTTGCGCGCGGTGAGACCTACTATGCCGGCGACAAGCTGAATAAGGCGCTGATTACGCCAGAGCAGGTCGAAGAATTGCTGCGGGAGGCCAAGGCGATGGCGGGGAAAAGCATCGAACAGGGATCCGATATTTCGACCGCCGCCATCATAGACCCCGAAACAATCGCTCGCGTTCAAGGGCAACTCTGGACGCTGGGATATACGGAAGTCGGCAGCAAGCGCCCGGATGGCACGTTCGACGGCAAGATCGGAACCATGACGCGATCGGCAATCCTGGCATTCCGCAACGAAAACGGATTGCCCGATGGTGCCTATATCGATGACGCCATGCTGGCCGCGCTATGGACTGCAAAACCGCGAGATATCTCGCCGAGCCGGGCAGATGCAGCTCCCGCCGCTGTTCGGGAACAACTGCCCGAGGCGCGTGCTGCATGGTGGACGAAAATCAGTTCCTGGGTCGCTGGCGGCGTATCCGTGGCGGGCGCTACCGTGACCGGAGTTCTGGACAATCTCGACGGCGCGCGTGGATGGCTTGAGCCGCTGAAAAATACTATCGGCGATGTTCCGACATGGGTCTGGTTCGTTATCCTTGGTTCGGGCGCATTCTTCCTGTGGCAGAAGTCGCGCAAGGCCGAGATCGCAATCCAGACTGCATACCAGACCGGCGAACGTCGATGATATGGGCGCTGGTCGGGAAATACTGGCCCGCGCTCGCCGCCATCGTTCTGGCATTCGGCATTTATCAGGCCGGCGTCAATGCCGAGCGGAACCGAGGCGAGGCCGCTACGTTGCGCGTCCAGATCGAGACGATGCGCCGGGACCGCGATATTGCCACCAGGTCACTGGCGCGGGTTGAACGTGATGCGGCGGAACTTGCGGCCCTGCGCCGCACCGATGGAGAAAAAATTGACCAGTTACAGGAAATTATTCGCGGCCGGGCTGATCGCGGCCTTAATCAGTCCGAGCTTGATGGGCTGCTCTCCATCAACTAGGGCGACCGTAGTTCCCAGAATGATCCCTGCGGCGCCTGCGTATCTGGTTCCGGTGTTTGTCGCTGACCCTGCATTGGGTGAAGATCCATATGAGATCGCCGCCCGCGAACGCGCTGGACGATTGCAGGCAAATAGGGTGATTGTAAAATCTGCTCAGGAATGGAATACAATGGCGGCGGAATTCGCTCGGTAGGGATGTGGCATGGCAGGCGAGGATGAAGTTCTGCGCGTACTGGGTCGGCTTGAAGCCAAGGTCGATAATCTTGCTGAGGATCAGCGGGATGACAGGGATATTGCGCGCGCCGAACGGGAAGCAGCAAACGCCAGCCGCGCCAAGATACACTCAAGACTTGACGAGCATTCCGCGATCATCGGACAGGTCCAATCCGATATCCGTGTAGCTGCAGGGATCGATGCGCAGGTCAGAGTCGAGCTTGATGGTGTTGCCAAGGCCGTCCATCAGGTTCGCATCGACCATGAACCAGCCGTCAACGATATGCGAAAATTGCGCCTCGGCCTGATGGTTGTAGGCGGCGCGCTGGTGGCCGGTGGTGTCACGCTTGCATCGGCCGGAGAGGCTGCGGCGACTGCATTCCGTCACTGGCTCAAGATTTAGGCCCGGCGATTAAACCGGGCCTTGTTTTATTCCCCTGACGTTTCCGCATGACCCACGGCAACTGCCGGGGTTCGCGCCGACCTCTTGGCGCGGGTTAATCGCTCGGGCTTGGTTTCTGGCGGCGATGGTTCGGTATTGGTCAAAATATCCGAAACGCCCAGATAAGCCTGCCGCACCTTACGAACGCCGGACAGTTCCGCATGCAGAGATGCCATAAGCGCGTCATGCTGGCGTTGCTCGGTTTCCAGCGCATCGGTAATGCGGGATTCATCTGCGTCCAGTCGGTCAATCATCCTGTAAGCAAGTCCGGCGTGGTATTCTGGCGATAGTTCGGCGGGCGTCATGGGTTCTGGGATGAATATTTTCGACGGGCCGGAATTTTCCGGGACATCCAGCAACAGTTTAACCCCAAGAGCTTCTGCCATCGAATTATATGCCTGATCTTCCGGCTTCAAACCGAGCGCCTGACGCGCGGCGGCTGATACCATTGCAGGCTTGCGACGAGGTTTCCAAGGCCACATATTAAAATCCGTCTCCATAATGGTCGATGTCGTCGCCACCGTTTCCGGTGCGAATTAAGGCGTAGATGATCATGGCAACGGCGATGACCAGTCCGGCTACGATGGCGGTGATCATTTGTCGCGGGCCTCGATCATGGCGTCGGCCATCTGGTATGAAAGTTTCGCCACAACATTCATAGTTTCCGGCTTGGATACCGACATCAAACCGGCATATTCCACCAAAGCCTGCCCAGCGAAATAATCGCGCAGGGTCATTCCGGGCGGGGCTGTGATATCGACTGCACCGGGGAACGCCGGTCCACCAGTATTTTTCTCGCTCATTTCAAATCCTCGAAAATTCAAGACCGAACAGTTCGGCCACCTTCTGCGCACTGTCGCATGCGCACATGTGCGCCACGCGAATATTCGTCTCGTGATTTGCGACCTTGTGAACATCGCCGCGAGCAACATCGCGGCGCATGCGATCCATCGAAATCCGGGCCGAACCCAGATGCCATGCGATGGACGACTGATGGGTGGCGGGATTATGCGGGTGGTGCGGGGTGGTGTTCATTTTGATGCCCTCGGTTGTGTGTAGTATATGCGTATATATTTCGGCTTATGTCAACGCGATAATGCGCGCGGGTCGCCGAGCAGGTCAGGGGTATGCCATGACTGTTTGCCGTCGCGCTCCCGGCGATCCTTGTCGCGGTAGTGGGTCGCGAGCAATGTCAGGGTCGGACGCCACATTCCGGCATGCGTGGCGCGCTCGAACCGGCCAGCCATAACGAGGTCATACATTTCCGCCCCACGCATGGCGCGGCGATTGTTGAATTCCTTGCGGCAGGACGCGCCGCAAAACTTCTGTTGCGGCCCATTGCGTTTGCGGGGCGGTAGGGGCTTGTTGCACTCCATGCAGTGGCGTTGCTCGGTTGACATGGTAATTGCCCTCTGTGGTCGGTTTCTGCGATTGTGACTAGGCGCAATCAGCGCCCAGTCAGCTTCATAGTGGCGACCTTGTGATCAAATCGCCCGCCGTGGTTGCTGGAATACGAAGCAGCGACCGCTTCTGCTTCGGTGGTAAAGTCGGCAACAAAACTTTCATTTGCCCAGGTCGATACGCGGAACCAGATCGCAGGGTAGTCAGCGGGGATATTGCCGATTGCGTTCAGTGAAAGTTTCATTTTCGTTTCTCCGTTTGTGACCACCATATGCGTATAAAAATCATCCGCCGTCAATACGCCTAGTCAAATAAAAAACGCGCCCGGTTATCCCGGACGCGTTCCATTTAATCCGTCGATCGTCAGCGGGTTATTTCTTTTTGCCGCCGGTCGCCGAAGCCTGATCCTGCTCAGCGGCATCCTGCTCGGCAGTCACGCGCCGGAACGTCTCGGTGCCGTCGACCAGGCGGATGGTCTGGAAGATGTGGCCGGCGAGGTCGGTAGTCGATTCAAGCACAACGGCATCGGCCGGCAGAGGTTCGGTGGTCAGTGGCCAGCTAGCCGGGTCGGTCTTGTCGGGTTCGCTGGTGGTCTGGGGCGCGTCAGGGATGTCAGCCGTGCCCTGCTTGGCCTTGACGGAAAGCAGCGTGCCAGAGAAGTCGGCGGGCAGGGTGCCAGTCTTGTCGATCTCGGCCATGGTCGCATAGGCGGTTGCCTGCTTGGCGAAATCCTTCTTGTCGATCGGCAAGAAATAGGTGGCGGTGATTAGAAAGCCGGTGCGTTTGGTCATTTGGTAGTTTCCTTGGGTTTGGCGGCTGAAATGCCGCGCGGTGACGGATGCCCGCAATGCGGACACCGATGCTTGTTTGCATGGAAAACGGCGAAGCATTCCTTGCAGATTGATATTTTCGGGTTATTCGCCATCGGCCGGCGGTTTCGACTTGGCATCCAGAGCTGCCTTCATCTTGTCCAGCCGCTCGGGCGGAATATTCAGGGCATCGCGGCGATCGGTGGTTTCATCCCACCAGGCAACAGCACCATCGGTTTTCAGTGCAGCGGCGAATTCCTTGCCATAGATGTCAATCGGCGTAGGTTCGGGTTTGCGCTCCATCACCAGAGGCTTGACGATATACGGCTTGCGGCTGGACTTGGTGGCGGTCAGGGCCATCGTGACCTGGCTGTCGATGTCGGACATATGGCTGATGCGGATGCCACCGACTTCCAGACCGCCCCATTTGACCGTGGGGTCACGATAGAGCGTGAGAGACCGGCCGGGGTACTTGGATCCATCAGCGCCCCAAATCTGGACCATGACGCGCCGCATCGACTTGCAGGGCTTGTATGGCTTGCCGCCGTCGCCCTCATAGAAGATCGATATGGGCTGCTCGGCAGTTCCTTCATTCGCCGCGACCTTGGTGATGGTCACAGTGACCGGACCTGAAATCAGGTCGTCACTGTTCATCTGGTCGGACTTGGGGATGATGGTGCGGGAAAGGTCGGTCATGCGTTTGCTCCGTTCTGGCGGCGTTCGATTTCGCGCGCCGCGTTCCATTTAAGGTCGTGTTCCATGTCGGCCTGGCGCATCATCCAGCCGAGAAATCCATGCTCGACTTCGGACCATGGCTTGCCCTTGAATTTGCCGATGGGGCATTTGTTCATCAGGCGCGGTTCCTTGGTCCACTGGGCCATTTCCTTGCCAGTGGCGCCTGCATCGAACAACGCCAGCAAGATATGCGCCGTCACATAGGCGTCTGGACCGGCGCGATGCGATGGTTGCGCCAGATCATGGTCTGGCGTGATTTTTCCTTGGTCATCGAGCCAGTAAAACAGCGTACCATTATTATGCGCAGGTGCATCCGGCCAAACCCGCAATGCGGACTTGTATGTGCAAATTACGGGCCTGTTAAACGGGATAAATTTCGCCTCGAACGATGAGTTATGAGCGGCGAAACATGCGGCGTCGGAACCAAGGATCGCGGCGTCCGTTGCGCCATCGAATGGCAGGAACGGATCGCACATTGCCTTGGTGATGTGGTGGATTGCCCGGACTTCTGGCGGCATGGATTTGACGCCATAGAGCATGCTCTGCGGTGCCGTGATGACATTGGTTCCGACCACATAATCCGACCATCCTAGTTCGCAGACTTCCGCGCCATCTGCGGGTTCGGTGCCGGTCGTTTCAACGTCGACAATTCGGATCGTGGTCATGCAATAATATCCTCCATCACCCGCCGCTCGGTCATGTGCAGCCCGACAGCATGTTCCTCATAAACCTTGATTGCCGCGCGGATTCGCATTTCAAATGCCGTCGCAGCCTCACGGATCGCGGTCTGCATGACGGGATCGGGAAACACGCGCTTGACGAACATCGGCATGCCGCCCGAGTACGAAATAAAATCGCACCACTTGCGCTCGCTGATCATCATGGCCGACTGGATTTGCAGCATGTATTCGGTCGGCACTTCGTCCAGGATGATCGTCTGCGCCTGATATTTCTGGCGCCGTGACTTGCATTCGATCAGGCCATCATCGCCGACCAGACCATCCGGCGAAAACCCGATGACGAAACCGAAACGATCATTCGTGACCATGCCGACTTCTTCGATGGGCGCGTATTTCTCGCTGTAGAGCGCGCGGGCATAGACTTCATCCTCAAGCCCGCGCAACATGTCGTCGCCGATATAGGATGGCTCGACGTAGTTGTTGATGCGCTGGGCGGCGAGTTCGTAAAGGTGCTGCCGTTCCTTGTCGTTACTGGCGACCTTGAGCGTCGGCGTCAAGATCAAATCCATGCTGCCGGCCGTGATCATGCCGCAACGGGCGGCGAGCCATTCTTCTCCACCCTGAATCAGTTCTGGATGATACGTTATCGTCATTTATCCTACCCTCGCGAATTCGCCGTAAAAGTGTTTTGCGGCTTTGAAATATGCATCCGATGCCTCTTGTGGCGTGTCGAATGTCCCTAGTGTGTATTGCGTTTTCTCAAACGAAATTCTTGCGGTAAACCTTGGGCCGTTGGCGCGAACACCTTTTGGCAGAGCTTTTCCTTTTCGCAATCTTGAGTTTGCGATGTTCTGGGCACATGTCGCGACCCGAAGATTATCGAGACGGTTGTTGAATGTGTCCAAATCCTTATGATCAACCCGGCCCGAAGCTTCTATGCCATGGACATATGCCCAAGCTAATCGATGGGCTTTGTATTTTACCCCATCAATCTTGATCATCACGTATCCGGTGGACTTTCCACCAGCTACGCATCCGATCAACCTGGTATGGTTATGAGGCGGGTTTATCCACGTAAAAATCCCGGTCATGGGATCGTAGTCCAAGACATGCCGAAGCCTGTCAATTGCAACCACTTCATCCCTGATCGAGAATTTTGCCATCAGAACGCCAGCCTCACATTCGGAACCTCACCAGCCACAATGGCCAGCACGATTTTCTTCGCGGCGTTCTCGTCAATGTCGCCAGCCGCCATGATCGCTTCCTTGGTGGCTTTCATGACAGAGCCACGATGCGCCTTGTCGGCATCACGGGCGGCCTGCTCATTGGCAATCCGGGTTTCTTCTGCCTGCCTGGCATCCTCGGCGTCTTGCAGGCGCTTGGTTTCGGCATTGGCGGCATCGATGGCGATTTGAGCGATACGCGCCGCCTCAGCGGTCGCGGCATCTGCTGCGGCCTGTTCTGCGGCGGCAATGTCGGCTAGGCGTTGGGCTTCGGCGGCTTCGGCATCGGCGAGGCGCTGCGCCTCGGCTGCAGCAATTTCGGCGGCGCGGTTTTCCTCGGCAATGCGATCAGATTCGATCTGGGCGGCTTGCTCGGCGGCGATGCGGTCGTTCTCGATGCGCTCGGCATCCTTGCGGCGTAGTTCGGCCAGTTCTGCAGCATCTGCCTCTGCCTGTGCCGCGCGAGCCTTGGCGGTGGTCAGGAACTCGATTGCCGACGCCTTGGCATTGACGGCAAGTTCGAGGCCGTCTTGGAAAATGTCGGCGTCGAATTCCATCGCGGTCAGGAGGTCGATTTGTTCCTGAATTACGGCAGCGGTATCGTTCGGGCTAACCATGCGAGCCGTGTCGATGGCTTCCATGGCGCTGGCAACATCGGCGACACGCTTTTCCTCCGCCGCCTCCCACTCATCCAACGGCTTCCGAGCATCAGCCGCCAGCGCATCCAGATCCTCGCGAACCTTGCGCCGGACTTCATCGACGGCGTTTATCTCGGCGCGCTTACCAGCATTCAGTTCCTTGCCTGCATCGTCCAGCGCCGTCTTGGTGCGCGTGACCTTGTAGACCAGCGACTTGATCGCATCGCGGCCTTTCTTTGTGGTCAGGTCGGGAACATGCGCATTAACCTCGGCGCGGATTTTGCCGATCAACTCATCGAATTTTTCCGGACTGGTCAGGACGGCCAATGCGGTTTCGGCAGTGACGGTTGCGAGTTCGGTGGTCATGGGTTGCCCTCATTAAATCTGGTCCGCACCATGCGCAAAAAACCGGAACACTGTCAACCCTAGATTGTGTGGATTATATTATTGACAGCGTGGCGTGGTTTGTGCGCATGTGGCGGGAGAAATTGGAGGGCGATATGAAGTCAGAAACCAAGAGGGCCATGCTTGCTCAGCCCGTAGAAATCCAGCAAGAGATAATCGCATTGCTCGCCAAGACGATGACAACACAAGATTTCGTCGAGGCGTTGGAAAATACGGACGGCGACTGGACAACGGACGGAGCACTGATCGCCGATTTTATCTCGGACGACGCCGAACGCGGCGACATCCGAGACGAAATTATGTCCGAATTTGTCACCGAAGCCGACCGCCTTCACGAGGCAATCTGTGAAGGCCGAAAACAGGATGCAATTGATATCCTGAACGATATCCTCCCCGACGCTGGACTGCGACCCGCGCATATCCAGAACGATCTTTTTCCCAACCGCGTGGAATTTTAATCACCATGTTCACCCTTACCTGCATGGCCGCAGAACTCGCGCGCGCCGTAAATCTCGTGACATTCGTATCCGGCAACTCCAAACAGCTTGCCATCCTGAAATCATCCATGATCGAGGTTCGCAACGGTCAGGCAGTCATCGCCGCGACCGACATGGATCATTCGGTGCGAGTATCTTTCGCCGCTGACGGTGACGGACTGGTATTCATCGACACCGCC